AGAATTAAAATTTACATTAGATTGGAAATAAAAATTACTTGCATAAAAAGATAAAGGACTATATGCAGAACCAGCAGTATTTTGTGCGATTATTCTTGCACCTGTTGCTGGATTAAAAAAAGGAACAAATAATAAATCTCCTGTTGAACTTTTTAGTTGTATTGCTTTTCCTTCATCGTAAGTTGTAAAAATAGCTACGTTATCTGTACTTGAACTACCTGCTATTAATTTATTAGCAGTTAAACTATATACACCTAAATCAACATTAGCATTTGCTCCTGTATAAGGAACTTTGCCATTAAATGTACTCCAATCAGTTGAACTCAATTTACCAGTATTTGCAGCCGAAGCCACAGGCAAGTTAAAAGTATGAGTAGCTACGCTTGAAGATATAGCAAAGTCAGTTCCACTTGTGTCTGTTTGAAAGAATTGTACTTGTCTTGTCAAACTATTTAATGTAGTCAATCCCTTAGAGAAGGTTGTAACCACTTGGCACAAATGATTGTTCTCAGTATGTAAAGTAACAGTTCTACCATCTACGTTTACAAATATTCTAACTGCTATTCTATCTGTTATAGTTAAAACCGAAGTAGCAACAGGAATAGCAAAGTAATAAGGACTTAATGTAGTTCCATTAGTTAAATACTCAGGAACACTTACACTGCTACCTAATAAGGTAAAAGTAGTTCCGTCATACTTATAGACTTCTGCATAAACATAAGGATTATGAGCATTAGAATTTACACTAAAATAAAACTCACAATTGAAGTTTCCAGCAGGTACTTCTAATAAAGCAGGGTCATTAGCATCAGTTAAATAACTTGCTATGTAACCATTAGCCGAAATAGTAACATCAGTTCCAGCACCACTAATAGGAACTTTACTTAATTGTTTATAAGCAACCCCACCTATTGTACCTTGACTTACACTTGTATTAAGATAATAAGAAACCGAACTACCTCCACCTGTTGATGTAGGGAAATCAGCTAAAGTACCATCTCCTCTAACATATTGAGAAGCATCGCCATCTAAGGCAGTTATTACACCACTATTAGCTACTACTGGACCTTGTATGCTCCTAATCTTTGCTGCTCCTGATATTTGTAATTGATTGCTCATATTAATTATTGAAATATTCCTCTAATAAATTCATCTACTTCTAATGCCCTTCCAAAAGTAACCACACCACTTGCACTTGTAAACTTAATCTGGTCGTTTGTAGGAGTTCCTGTTGTAAGTATCTCTCTTACCTCTACACCACCTCTTGTAAAGCCTAGACAAGTCTTTCCTATCATATCTGCAAAAGTAATAGTAGTCTCTCCACCAGCAGCCGTTGCAGATTTCATATACACTTGACTACTTGCCGTTATTATCACACCATTTTGATTTATTGAAACTCCTGAAGTTGTATAAGGACCAGAACCTTGTAAACCTACTGAATAAGTACCTATGTCCTTGTAAGGAGCATTGATTTGTAAACTCGTAAGATTACAATTTCCACCTATAATTACTAAGCCATCTACTCCATTGTCAATAGCAAATTTAATCGCTATTTGTGTTCTATTTTGTTGCGTTTGTAATAAGTATAAATAACCATAATTTTCTAATGTTATTAATCCATCGCAATTCACACTCCAATTAGCTATGTCGTTCTTAAATTCACGATACCAAGCACTCGTTTGAGATGTTACTTCTTTTTGGTCCACATTAACCGAGAAAGAACAATTTGTTGAACAAGCAAAAGGAATATCCGTTGGTATTGTAGTTGTTACCTTAGAAACATTAGTTCCTTGAGTGTAAAAAGTAATATTTCTTGCAGCTACATTTAAAGGGTAAACAGTTATTGCTATTCTATCAGTTACACCAAGTGCAGTAGATGGGAATGTCAATGAAGTGCTATATAAAGTCTTGCTAATTGAAGTTAAAACAGTAGTAGAACTTGTTGCTATTGTTGTAAATGTTGTTCCATCGTACTTAGATACTACAAAGTAAAAAGATGGGCTAGATGTTAAATCTGTTGTAATAGATACATAAGAATTAAAAGTCCAAGTCCCAGCAAGGATAGAAGTCATATTAGGACTATTTACATCCGTAATAAATCTTGCTATAACATTATTACCTGTTGCAGTAAAGTCAGCACTAGCACCTACATTTTCAGTAGAACTTAATTCATAATAAGTATTACTACTTATTGTGCCTTGTGAAACACCACCATTTAGATAGAATACTCCATTAGGATTTTGCCAATAGAGAATCATATTATTACCTTGTACTTTATCTGCCATATTGCAAAGTTAAACTATATTAATATTAAATTGTCCTATCCAGAATGGACCTAGTTGACCTATATCTGTTATGTAATTTGGAATGATAAATGCATTTATCTCAGCTACACTTACCTCAATTAACTGAATTGAGTTTAATTCGTTTACATAAGCATTTTGGCTTACTCTATTCATTATGAACTTTTTGCCAGTATAAGATAAATTACCTGTAACTGTATCAGTTGTAGTAAATACCTTATCTAAATAGACAAATGCACCACTGCTAGTATGTTCTCCTAAATCACATTCTACTGTTGCTACATTCTTATTTAGGTTTCTTATATTTTGATAAGTCATAAATACAACTAAATCTACTGCTCCTAAAGGAGTGCCACTAGGACAAGATGAATACCAATTCTTTAAGAATGTACCATCCGAAGCACATAAAACCCCTTTATTTGATGAATAGCCAAGAGCAGGAGAAGTTACAGATGGATAATTATTCCCATAAGGTTGCTCAAATACTTTTAAAGTAGATTGGTCTGCATTATTAGGATTATAATTAGCTTCTATATATTTAACTTGACTTGTTGCTCTTGTAATTACAAAGTTTTTATAATACCCACTTTCCCCACTTACATTTACTATTATACTAAATTGTAAATATCCATATATAGGAACATTAAATTCTAAGTAAGGTGGAATATCTTTACTAAATGTTCCAAACTCAATACTAGAATCAGGTATTGCTATATTTGATACTGTACCTCCCCATATACCATTTGTATCTAAATATTTTGTTCCACCTGCCGTAATTAATTTTATTTGCAGTTTAGCACTTGCAAATGTTTTATGCTCAAAACTTAAATTAAAAGGAACTTCACCTATATATGGTAAATAAAAATAAGGCAATGCAGTATTACCAGTAGATATTGAAGCATCTCCACTAGAACCTCTAGTTATAAAGTATTGATTAAATTGTGAATTAGCATCGGCAATTATTTGAACTGTACCTGTTCCACTAAAAGAAGGTATAAATCCAATGGCACTAAATCCAGTATATAACTTTAAATCTGCGTTGTCGCAATAGTTTAAAGCTGATTCATAAGCACCTCTCCCTTGTATATTATAAAATCCTTTCTTTAATAGTTTTACTTGACTATTATTAATAAAATGCACATTACCATCTGCATAAGGAACTATGTTAACTGTATTACTTAGAACACCACTACTTGTTATTGTAGGAGTAGCTAGAATATTATATTTAGTAAAATAATTAGTAGTAGCCGCCATTTCATTCATAGAAAATATACACCAGTCTCCATTAGCTTGGAACATTCTACAATTAAATGATGTCATTATTTTACCAATAATGTCATAATAAGACTCACCCATAAAATCCCTTCTATATTGATAGATTTGACTAAATGGCTCGTTACTTACTCCATCTTGCCTATCAACCATACCATCTGCAAAGTAAGAACAAGCAACAACTAAATTAAGTACATCTGGATAGCCTAATAACTTTAAGCCATCACTAATTACATTTAATTGAGTGTCTAATTGATTAATACTATCATCTCTTACATATTCAATAGTTTGAATAAAAGAAATAGCATCAATACAAGTAAAGTCTGCCTGAGTAATGCCTGTTGAAAAACCCATTTGAGTATAATCATTAAACAAAAAACCTCTCCACATTACGCTAGTACTTTCACTTAGTACTACATAATACTTCCTATCATCTTGAGTAAGTACATTAGGGAATTGGTCGTAATCATCTTGCGTTTCTAATAATATAGAAAAGTTAACCTGAGTAGATATTATTGTAGGGTAAGGATATTCCTCGTTAGAATTAGGCTGAACTATTATTGATACTGGCTTATAGGTTTTGACTATCCCAGCAACATAATCTCTCTCATAAATCTCAAGTACTTGGTTATTACCATTCCTTAAAATTTGAGTTATTGTATAT